AGTCAGGCATGATAATTCTGTAGTTGAGGGAAACACAGTTACGTTCAGAGGATTTACAACAGATAGCGGGGCCACTGATGTTAAATCCATATTCCGCATGTTTAACTGCAATGACGTTCAGGTAATTAACAATCATGCAAATGACGGGGATGACTTCTTTGATGACAATGGGAGCACGGTGACGAACATCAGGCTTTTTAACAATACATTCAAAAATTCAACGACCCTTTTCAGCGGGGCAACCCCCTCAGGGTATTCTTTTATCACATAGGAAATTGACAAACCAATCTTTTTAGAACCATGGAATACACTTTTTCAAATACGGACCCGCAAGAATTCGTAATCATCCCGGGGAAGACTTATCAGGTCGAAGCTAACGATGGGGACTTGACGATTGAGAAAAAGAAGCTAGACGGGGCTTGGGTTTCAGTCTTTAACGGCCCACTTGCGGACGGAGAACAAAAGATTCTGAGAACGCATAGCGATGGGGCGAAAATCCGAGTCACGGCTTCCGCTGCGGGAACTGAATTTATCATGCTATCCTAGATATGGGATTGATAAACCAAGCTGGTCTTTTTAGTGGTGCTGGGCTTGTCGATAGGGCAGGTCTTTACAACGAGGCTGGTCTCTATGTCCCGGGTTCATTTTCTGGCTTAGCCACCAACCCCGTTCTCGCCTACGAGGCCGAGTCGTCGATGCTTGCGGATGGTGGGGTACCCGCAGCGCAAGGGGATGGTATCTCGACTCTTGACGATCTGACCGCCAACAGTATCGACGCGACCCAGACCACTGCCACCAACCAACCCATCGCTTTTGATGCCGCCAACGGTGGACCATTCGCCAGATTCGACGGCAGCAATGATCGCATGTCGTTCACGCTAGCAGAGTCTATCACAAATGGCACGGTTTTCTTTGCGACGAAAAAAGGTAGCTACGCTGCCAATCTCAATCTTGCGGCTGGCACGCATGATTTCAGCGGGAATAAGATTTCCGGCAATTACTTTTTTTCCAACGATCTGGTCGCGCTCTATCTTTTCGACTACGAATTGAGCGAGACTCAGATCGCTGAACGAAAATCCTACTTTGTCACCAAAGGGGCGGTTGAGGATTATGGTGCACAAAACAGCTTTTCTTATGCGTGGCGACTCTGCACCAGCCTGACTAGTTTCCCATTGATTAACACATCGTCGGGAAATGATTTCAAATTTGCTTGGCTTGATTGCACCAGCTTGACTAGTTTCCCGTTGATTGACATATCATTAGGAAGGAATTTTCAATTGACGTGGCGGAATTGCACCAGCCTTGAAGATTTTCCAGCAGGATTTTTCGATAATTGGAATCCCTCCTCAATCTTCAATGGGGTGTTTAATCAAACATGGGACGGCTGCTCATCCCTCACATCTCAATCAGTTGAGAACATCCTGACATCCATCGACACAAGTGGGATATGGGCGACAAATGACGGCACGAGCAGCGGGACAACTCTAAATGATCCCGTGATTGATATCGACTATGATGTATCAACTGGTTCGCTCAGTGCCGCGACGACAACCGCGATCACTAGCCTCAAAGGCAAAGATTGGGAAATCAACATCAACGGCACCTTGCAATGACCGACGAAACACACAGGTATTTCAAGTGCGAGGCAGCGACATACACTCAACTCGCTGCCGCAGTTGACCAGTCACGGGGTTATCCTCGAGGGCTCGGCACAAGAGCCGTAACATTGCGCGGCCTGCCGCCCTTCGATGAACTCGCAATTGCTAACGATAAGAGCGGTCGAGGTCTCATCGCGATTGACAAGTGGCGATTTACACCAGCCGACGACGAACTAATTGACCCTGCGATTCAAGCCGGATTGATCGAGGAATTGACTCTCTCCGAATATCAAAACTTAAAACCCGAAATCATATAATGAACGCCCTCGCATCATACCTTCGTCATCTAATCGTCACCGGCCTAGTCATGCGCGTTGAAAAGATTGGCCTTCCGACCGAAGGACTAGCAGAAGGGGCTGACGTCATTGCCCTCGCCGTCGTAGGGACTCTGTCCTGGGTGGTGGTCAAATACGTTGCGCCCTACCTTAAGCCGTCAACTCTGCTTCTGATAGCCCTCTGCGGAATCCTGACTATTGCCCTGCCCTCGTGCGGCACATCGTTTTCGATTTCGCGACCGCTCCCTGACGATCTGGGAGGAGGAAGCGCAACCATTATCATCACGCCGGCGAAATGATCTGTCGCCACCCTGACCCATACCAAGAGACGGTGAAACTTTCGCCCAATCGAGGCGATACGATTGTTCCCCTCTACATCATTCTTCACCATTCGGGGGGGTCATTCGAGGGCGGCGTTTCATGGATTCTCAACCCGAAAAGCAAAGTCTCGTATCACTACCTAATCGACCCTGAGAACGGGAACCGTGTGCAAATGGTATGGGATTCAAAACGGGCATGGCACGCAGGCCGGAGCCGATGGCAGGGACGCACTGGGCTCAACTCTCACAGTGTCGGGATTGCCTTTGCAGGGGACACTAACAAACGGACACCCTCCGAAATCGAAATCGACTCGGTGGCTCACAAGTGCATCTACCTGATGGACAAATTCAAGATCGGGAAAGACGGAATCCTGACCCATCAAATGATCGCCCCTCGACGGAAGAACGATTGTTCGCCTGAAACCTATAAGCTCGTGATCGAGCGCATCGACGAATTGTTATGAGTGACGAAATCCTATACGCCCTCGGCACCGCCCTCGTGGGAGCCATCACAATCCTCTGGCGAGTGGTCATCAAACGAGCGAACGATTGCGAGAGGAAGCATGAAAAAACGTCTGGCGATTTGCTTATCGTCACTAAAGAGGTCGGGGAACTGAAGGGTAAAATCAGCATTGCCGAAAACCTCTCCCCGAAGCTTGACCAGATACATCAAGAGATCCGAGACCATCTAAACAAATGAGCCTGAAATCCGATGTTAAGAAGTTGGAGAGTGACGGAATGAGTGAGCGGATTAAAGCACTCGAAGCCGAAAACCTCCTCCTCTCAAATCGACTAGACAAGCTCAAAGCGGCAAAGGCTCATCCAAAGATCAAGATCGGGAACGGGAAGGGCAGGAAGAAGGGAGATTTCGTCCGATGCATTGCCGGTGACATCCACGGAATGAAGCATGACCCGGCGGCAGTCAAGGCATGGCTTCGGGACGTTAAGACCGTTGACCCTGACGAGGTGGTGATTCTTGGGGATTACATCGACTGCGGAGGGTTCCTGAGCGAATACAAGGCTACGAACTGGGTTGATGCCTATGGCTACTCCTACGAGGAGGACATCGAAGCCACAAACGCGATACTTGATAGTCTTCAAGAGGCGGCACCAAGGGCTAGGATTGAGATCATCGAGGGGAACCATGAGGACCGTGTTGAGAGGTATGCCGTAAGCACCAACCCCGGTTCCAGATTGGCCGCTGAGGCCGTTTTGAAGGCAATCTCCCCCGAGTATCTCTGCCATCTAAAAGAGCGCGGGATCACGTATTACAGGCGAGGAGAGATTCACAACGTGCCCAACGAGCCGGGATGGATCAGGAAAGGAAAAGTCCTGATGGCTCATCGTGTGGGAACTTGCCGGAATGCGGCCATGCAATCGGTGACGAAGACCGGGCAGAACGTATTTTACGCAGACACTCACCGGGCGGATCATGCCACGATCAAAACGCCAGCTAATGGCAGGATCGGGGCCTGGAACTTCGGGTGCCTATGCCAAGCTGCTAGACCGCTTTGGTCTCGTTCTAACTACTCAGACTGGACCCAGGGTCACGGTGTTCAATTTGTTTCCCGCTCTGAAAATTTCCTTGTTGTCCCCGTTGGCATCGAGAACGGGGAATCGTTTTTAACTCCACTCCTTGAAAAAGCATGAGCCTAAGAGCAGACCTCTATCAGCACAGCCGTCAGACCGAGATTCCCGAGGGTTTTCGGACGATTAGAGACTTCGCGGAGGAAGATAGAATCTCATACGATACGGCTCGAAAGCTCCTGCGGGATCTCTACCACTCAGGCCTTTACGAGTGCAAAAAGTTCCCGGGTCGATTGGAGCTTTACTACCGCAAGATCCCCCAAGATTAAGGGGGGTGACGGTTAAAAAGAAAAAAAGTTAAAAAAGATCTTGCCGGGGGTGAGTTCTTTTGTTTTCTTTCGTGTGTCGGAGGCAATGACGCCCGAGACAAACCAAGAAAGAAAATGACCACGGTAGACAGAAATCCTCAGACCCACGAATTTAATAACAAAAATTCCAAAATCACTCTTTTTATCTTGGGAAATAGAGCGTGGCAAATCGAAGAATCTTCCTGGGCTGACGATTCCACAACGGAAATCAGCATCGAGTATGCCCGAATTGTGTATGAAACGGAAATGCAAAACGTCAAACAAGGACTGAAGACATACACTAGAACCGCCTAACTCACCACGGGGGCCGCGCATCCTTCACGCGGGAAACTTAATTCATGAAAACAAAAACAAAGCCCGTGCAAATCCCCGTTGATCTGCACATCAAGTTAAAGGTCCTAGCCTCTGAAAAGGGGCTTTCGATCAGAGCATTTCTTGCACACCTTTTGAGAAAGACTTTGTGATGAAGATTCTCAAAAGATTCGCGACCTACTACAAGACGAGGGGAGGGCGGGGCTTCATCAACCTTGGGATCTCTGTCCAAGAGTTGGAGGACCAGCATCCTTTCGGGGCAGATAAATTCTCCCCGTCGATGGCACAGGAGGTAGCCATCATCGGGGTTAAGAAGCTTCAGGAACTTGCCGACCTTGCAGGAGTTGAATTGGAAGATGTGGAATCATGAGTCTTGAACAGATTTTTGTAAGCGGACTTTTTGCCGTCCTAATCCTCGCCTTGATCCAGGCCGTGAGGATCGTTGCCCAAGCCTTTCGGGGGATGTGGGATGGAGATTCGTTTTCAGGGAGTGATCACCCTTGGGACTGTCAAGCGACCCGACAGACAAAACAGCGCGGCGGGACTGCCCGAAAGCGAAGCAGTGACAGGTCGGAGAGACGGCCAAAATCTTGACCGACTGGATGTCCACTCCCGGCCTTGAGACGCCGTAAAACCAACTTCCCACCCCTGCGCACCGTAATTGAGTGGCGGGGTTTCGGGGTGCCCAGACAGGGCTTTGAACTATGAATAAACTGACACAATTAAAGACCGTTCTTTCATCTGACAAGATGCAGGAGCAATTCAGGGCCGCACTGCCCAAGCATCTGACAGCCGAGCGATTCGGACGGGTGGCTATCACTGCGCTAACGAGGACACCCAAGCTTGCTGACTGCACGCAAGAGAGCTTCTTCAAGTGCCTGCTGGATCTCTCAGCGATGGGCCTTGAGCCTGACGGGAGACGCGCACACTTGATCCCATACGGCAAGGAGGCGACTCTGGTGATTGATTACAAGGGCCTGGTCGAACTGGTCCGGAGATCCGGCGACGTTGCCAAGATCCACGCTGATGTAGTCTGCGAGAATGACACTTTCAAGCATTCGATGGGCGAGGTGCAGGAGCATTCCTACGATCTCAAGAACGAACGGGGCGAACCGTATGCCGTTTACGCTCAAGTCACCCTCAAGGATGGCTCAGTGCAGGCAGAGATCATGTCGAAGGCAGAGGTTGAACAGATCCGCCAGAAGTCGAGAGCCGGGAACTCTGGCCCTTGGAAAGACCACTGGAACGAGATGGCGAAGAAGACTGCTTTCCGGCGACTCACCAAGTGGTTGACGCTTTCTCCCGAGATCATGGATGCGGTGACTAAGGCCGAGGAAACTGAGTTCAAGGGGATGCGTGATGTCACCCCCGAGCCATCCAAGGAGAAGACCCTAGAGTCCCTAGAAGCACTCGTGACCCCTCCCGAGGTTGAGGCCGAGCCATCATCAGAGGATCTCTGGGATAAAGAGGAACAGGAGGTGTCGAAATGATTGCTCACGCCGAAAAAGAACTGTTCCCCGATTGCAAGATTCACTTGATGGAGCAACGAACTGATGAATGGTTTGAGGCTCGTAAGGGAAAACTTACCGGCTCTCAATTCGGGACATGGCTAGCCGAGAAGCCAGAATGCCGCTATACAGCATCAGAACTGAGGCAGCAGATCTCTGAGCTTGTGGGTCAGGAGCCACCTAAAAACATGACCAAAGCCGCTCTCCTAGGTGAGTGCCAGGATCTAGGGATCAACCTCCCTAAGACCTACACGAAGACCACCGAGGAAGCGAGGAAGAAGGCAATCGCCAAGATCATCGGGCAGATGTCATCCTGCATTGTCCCCGACGAATGGGGAGTTGATCCAGATGGGCCGCCGCCGAGAAACCGAGGTCAATGGGCAATCTGGAACGGAATCAAGATGGAGTCAGAAGCTGAACAAGCTTTCGAGGTAGAGACCGGCGAAGTGATCCGCAAGGTGGGATTCTGCACTCACTATTCTCAATTCGTTGGAGTCAGTCCAGACGGTCTGATTCGCGGCAAAAACATCGGCTTTGAAGGAAAGGCGCCATTGCCCGAAACCCATGCTCTCTACCTGTTAAATGGAGAACTACCAGAGCAATACAAGGCTCAGGTTCATGGCTCGATGGCGGCAACGGGGGCTGATGCCTGGTGGTTTCAAAGCTACTGCCCGGGGCTTCCTACCCTAAGGATCTTGGTTGAGCGTGATGAGTTCACGGAGCGCATGGAAACTGGGATTAATCTTTTTGCCGACCATCTACGGCAGACGACTCTGGAGATCATCGGCATGATGAAAGGAGGTCGAAGTGAGTGACCACAAGCACACGCCGGGGCCGTGGGAGGTTTATTTAACGGGAGACAGTGTTTGCATCAAAAAAGGCAAAAAAAAATTGCCTCCGTTATCGATTTATCTATCAATTTTTGAGCGCAAAGCAAACGCCCAACTCATCGCCGCCGCACCGGAGATGCTGGAGGCTCTGGAGACCGTTTGGTCTGTCATCGAAGATGCGCAGGGGCCGACAAGAAATTCATCAAATGAACTCGTCTCTTGGGAGGAAATAGCAAAGTCGGTTCAAAACGCAATCGCAAAAGCAACCGGAAAGGAGGCGCAGAATGAAACCGACTGCTTCTAAGACCATGAGTGATAACACTAAATCCGATTGGTATTATTTTCGAGCAGAGAACTTTGCTTGCCCTCCGGCCATCATTGATAACAGGACAGGAAAGACGATTTGTGAGTTTGATTTAGCAGATACTCCGAGATGCGAAATAGATGATAACGCCCAACTCATCGCAGCCGCTCCTGACATGCTGGAGGCTTTGGAGGGGATTCTCACGCTGATCCAAGAGTCACATGGAGTCTTCGGTTTTCATCTCAACGGTGATCTTTCTGACTGGTCGGAGCATCAAGACGACATCAACTTAATTCAAAACGCAATCGCCAAAGCAACCGGAAAGGAGGCGCGGAATGAAAACGATTGAAATCGAATGGATCACCGACCGGCGACCAACCGAGGGGGATAGCGATCAAGAGGACCTCGTCATGATCCCCAGTTCTTATTCTCAAAACTGGGACCTCGAACACTTTTATGAAATCAAAGACGGCGAACCGTGGCACCCAGTTCTAGCGGTCACGCCCTACGAAGAAACGAAAGAATCAGGACTCGACACCAGAACCGAATGGGCTCAAGTGATCGGCCTGCTCAACCACCACGGGCCGACGAAGATCCTCAAGCACCTCAACCTGCCAGACGATGAATAAAAAATCACCAATGGAAGGACGAGCAGGAGGGAAAAAGACTGCCGGAGTCCAGCAAAAATGGGAGCCGTTCTGCGATGTTCGCAGGGCTTGTGAAAGATGGCTCGAAAGGAAAGGGCTCAAAATAACGCCGGAAGATTTCCGCGATTACTCACAATTTAAAAAGAAAATCAGATGAAAAAAATATACATTGGAATCGACCCTGGGAAGTCTGGGGCAATCGCATTCCTACCGTCAGAGGGAGATCCTTGGATCGTGAGGCTAGACTATACGGACCATGACATTAAAACCGCATTTTATGACGCCTTGCGTTATGGTTCTGAAATGGACTGGAAAACTTCAGCAGTCCTTGAAAAGGTTCACTCATCCCCGCAGATGGGCGTCAAGTCTTCCTTCTCTTTCGGTCAATCATTCGGGAAGCTTGAGATGCTACTAGCGTGCCTTCAGATCCCTTTTGAATATGTCACGCCATCAAAGTGGCAGGGTGACATGAAGTGCCGGACGAAGGGCGACAAGAACGTCACCAAGGCCGCAGCGCAGCGTCTTTTCCCGTCAATCAAGATCACTCATCGTAACGCTGACGCTTTGCTTTTGGCCGAGTATGCGCGACGAAAGGAAAGGGGGCTGCTGTGAGTGACCAGATCGATGCGAAATGGACAAACTTCCCGGTGTGCCCTTATTGCGGGACAGAAAACCATGATTGGTGGGATAAGACTATCCTTAGAAATGATGGAGATACAGACTATTGTAAATGTGGATCATGTGGGGAAGAGTATCATGTCACCCTGAGAGTTTCCTCTAAGTTCGCGACTGAGAAAATTTCACAACGTGGAGAGGAGTCCCATAGTGAGTGAAGAATACACCGATACGACGGAGACCGATAATTTAGAGATCAGCATGGATGAGCAGGACTACGTCCCAGGAGACAAGCTGAGGCCATACGCCGATCTTTGCCGAAAGCTCGAACGAGAGCGGGACGATTGGAAAGAGGAAGCCAAGCAAGAGAAGGCTAGGCGAGAGCGATCTGAGTCAAATTCAAATTATCGACGGAAGATAATTCAGAATATGATCGAGGAACTTCGTGCGATCACCCGTCAACGCGACGAGATGACCAAGCAGTTAAACAAGGCGATGGCCGAGAACCTTGAGCTTAGGGCGAACGCTCAAGAGCAGCCACCTGCGTAGCAGGTTGGTCTGCCGCGCCTTGTTCTCTGCCGATTAGACGCCCCCGAAAATAAATGCACTTTTCTTTGATTAATTGCTTGCACGTAATCAAAAGGGGTGTAGTATAAAAACATGAACAACACGACACCGCTTCACGACCCCATCATTAACGCCTCGATCACCACTATCCTCCGCTCCGACGACCGCGACTTCGCAATCGGACTTGCCGAGATGATCAACACCTTCCTCGCCGACGACGGCTTCGCCTTCCGCTTCGACACCGATGCGGCAACCCTCATGGACATCAAGATTGCCGCTAAGTCCTTTATCGCTACCTTCCTCCCCGTTGACCTCAACGCGGAGTGGGCAAACAAGCCGACCCAAATGGGCATTTAAGATGAGAGGCGGCAAACGAGAGGGAGCGGGGCGCAAGCCCTGCAACACTCCCCGCGAGACAATCACAGTGCGGATCGAGCCGGAACACGCCGAACGATTCAGGGCGATCTGCGCGGCAAAGGGGAGATCGCAAGCGCAGCAAATCACCGAATGGATAAAACGCGCCCGATTGTAGGCAGAGAACGACTGAGGTATGCCATGGCGCGAGCAACCAGAAAGGAAACGACAATGAGTGAAAACAATGAACAACCCAGCGACTTGCCGTTGGCATCACCGTCTTGTTCGCCTTGTTTTGTTGTCCTTGCGTTCCGATACGGAGGACACAGCAACACATTTCCGATTGGTGTCTTCCCTTCCCGCGAGGAAGCAGAGTCTGCTGCTCGTGCCCACCGATATTTTAGGGGCGGCAAATATGACCACCGTATCTATGAGTTTGAATTCGGAAAGGCAAACGATGATGTGGGACACGCTTGCAACAACCGCCCTTGTATTGAGGCGAACGAGAAATGAACAGGAACCGCGAAGAGGCTTCCTGATTCGAGATGTTGAACTAAAAAAATCATGAATGAAAACAAACAAAAGGCATATCAAATTGTCGAAATACTCTCGCGAGTATCCGCAAAATGGGAGGTTAGTATTGACGAGATCCTATCTCCAACTAGGGGATGCGGATCGGCTCCCGAGGCTAGGTCGGTCGCAATGTATCTAGTTCAGGATGAGCTTGATATTCAGATGCTGAAGATCGCCAAAGTCTTCGGAGGCCGAGATCCTTCGACTGCTGGAAAAGCGGTTTCAAGGATTCGCAAAAGGATGGAACTCGATTCTGAATTTAGGGAAAAGGTAGAAAGCCTTTTTGAGAAGGCTTGAAAAGCTAGGCTAATCTCGATGCCTTTAAATCGAGATAATAACAACACGAGAAAATGAAAAAACAAATTGAATGCCTCGATTCTAAAAACGGGGAAAACTGGCACCTGTTTCATGGTGATTGCGTGGAGGTTTCTTCACAACTTCCTGACGAGTCTATTGATCTTTCGATCTATTCTCCTCCTTTTGCTTCGCTTTATGTCTATTCTGATAGCGTTGCCGATATGGGTAATTGCAAAGATGATGATGAGTTCTTCGATCAGTATCGATTCATGATTAAAGAGAAATTCAGGATCACGAAGCCGGGCCGTCTCTCATGCGTTCATTGCATGGATCTCCCTTCGTCAAAGGGAATGCATGGCTATATCGGACGCCGTGATTTCTCTGGGAAAATCATCAGGGAACATATCAAAGCGGGATGGATATTCCATTGTCGGGTGACTGTCTGGAAAGATCCAGTCGTTGAGATGCAAAGAACAAAGGCGGTAGGACTGCTTCACAAAACCATCAAGAAGGATAGTTCAAGGTCACGCATGGGGAATCCTGACTATCTTCTCGTCTTTGTTAAACCGGGAGAAAACAAAGAGCCTATTTCACACACTGCCGAGGAGTTCCCGGTTGACCAGTGGCAGAAATGGGCTTCTCCGGTATGGATGGACATCAACCAGACAAACGTGCTAAACGGCAGAGATGCTAGGACCGATAAAGATGAAAAACACATTTGCCCTTTGCAGTTAGACTTCATCTTGCGATGCCTGATTCTTTGGAGTAATCCCGGGGATGTTGTATTTTCTCCATTTTCTGGCATTGGGAGTGAGGGCTTTGTTTCAATTCAAAATGGCAGGAAATTTGTAGGAACAGAGCTAAAAGAATCTTACTTCAAACAGGCTTGTCGTTTCCTTGAAAAGGCCGAATCAGAAAAGGAGGTTTTGCTTTGAATTACCAATCATTATTGGAAAGGAAGGCCAATCAAGTATCCATCGGGAAAACCGTAATTGATTGCAATCCTCATCCCAACGCGAAGCCACATCAGGCCGATTGTCTTGATATGCTTTTGAGCGTTAAGCGGGGAGCGGCTTTTCTTGATACTGGGCTAGGCAAGACCTTTCTCCAGCTAGATTGGGCAAGGCATATCCCTGGGGACGTTCTAATTGTAACGCCTCTTGCCGTAGCTCAACAGACAATCAGGGAGGCTAAAAAGCTTCTAGGAATGGAGATAGGCTTTTCATCAGATGGTGAGATTTCAAACAGAGTCACTGTTACAAATTACGAAAGGATTCATCATTTTGATTGCTCCAGATTTCATGGGGTGGTTCTAGATGAAAGCTCTATTTTGAAGGGGCAGAACTCGAAGACAAGAAAGCAACTAACTGAATCATTTAAGGATGCAGAGTTCAAGCTTTGTTGCACTGCGACTCCAGCCCCTAACGACTACACCGAGATAGGGAACCATTCCGAGTTCCTAGGGATCATGCCTCAAATGGAAATGCTTATGCGCTGGTTTGTCCATGACTCGGCCAATACTGCGGACTGGAGACTCAAGAAACACGCCGTGAAAGACTTCTGGGAATGGGTGGCAAGCTGGGCCGCCTGTGTTTCCAAGCCTTCTGACCTAGGGCATGATGACAGCGGATACGATCTCCCCCCGCTAACGACTCACACTCATCTTTCTGAAGCTCCTTTAGATAAGCCGGAGGGGATGCTTTTTGATCTCCCCCAGGTTTCAGCAACGGGGCTCCATAAATCGGCTCGAAAGACTGCGGAGGAGAGATGTAAGAAGCTTTCTGATATGGTCAACGAATCGGATGAACCGTGGATCGTATGGTGCGAATCAAACAATGAGAGTGAGATGCTTGCCAAGCTCATCCCTGATGCGGTAGAGGTCAAAGGAAGCGATACGTTAGCAAAAAAGGAAGAGAACCTCTTAGCTTTCACCGACCAGAAAGCCAGGGTGATTGTCAGCAAAGCTAAGATCTGCGGGTTTGGAATGAACTGGCAACATTGCCGGAAAATCGCATTTTGTTCAATCTCATATTCCTATGAGAGATTCTATCAAGCGGTCAGGAGATCTTGGAGATTTGGTCAAACTAAGCCTGTCGAGGTTCATGTTTTTATCGCTGATTCAGAGCTTGGAGTTTGGCGAGCGATTGAGAACAAGACTAAGGGACATGACCAGATGAAAAAGGAGATGAGACACGCCGTCTTCAAGAAAGGAACCGACCTTCTGAGGAAGGTCGACTACAAGCCAAACTCGAAAAGCGAAATCCCTTCATTCTTATGAAGACACTCGAAAAGAAATTCCGTTCGATAGATGCTGAATCTTGGAATGAGTCATCGAGGCCGATAGTATAGATATTGACGAGGGAGTGAATGCCCGAACCAACCTTGAGCCTCTTGATGGGCGCAGATTCATTCACCGGGGAAACCCGTTCTGCGTTCCTCAAGAGGCTTTTTTTACCAATGATCAAAATCAACAAATGGAGCGAGACTTTTGAGAATGCCGATACGAGAAAGCGGCAGCGGCTGGGTTGGTTTCTGTCTCCTTCTGGGTGTGACTCAAAGGGATACCGGAGGCTCATGAAGAAGGGTGAGGCCGGAGTCCTCGCATTTGGAGTTTATCAGGCCCTCTGTCAGCTTACGGCTACTGGGACCGCAAAGGGGAGGGGGCAATTCTTGCATTCGGACGGGAAATCAATGGATCTCGAAGACCTGTCTGATCTAACCAGGATGCCGGAAAAGGTGATCTCCGATAGCCTGCCATTGCTGGCAGATGTTGGGTGGGTTGAGGCAACTACCGGCAGAAATCTGCCACCTACTGCGGATTGTCTCCCACCTACTGCGGGTTTTGTTAAAGGAGAAGGAGAAGGAGAAGGAGAAGGAGAAGGAGAAGGAGAAGGAGAAGCTTTTACCCCGACACAGGCTATCGCCTGGTCTGTGGCCGAAGGATGGACAGGAATTACTGAGAAGGATTTCCAAGACTGGACGGAAGCCTATCCAGCTTGTGACCTCAAACGACAGATCGCAGCATCCTCAGAATGGCTCAGATCAAATCCAGCCAAGGCCAAGAAAAAGCAATGGAGACGGTTTCTGACCAACTGGCTATCCAGATCTCAAGAACGAGGTGGAGACGCCCAGTCCAATTCCACCAAAGCACCCGCCCACGTTAAAATCTTCACCCCAGACGATCTTTGAACAGAACCCTCGGAAAGTTTTTTCACTTTCTTTGAATTAATGCTTGCAAGAAATCAAATGGGGTGTAATCTAAAAACATGAAAACGAACTACACCGAAATCACCGAAGCCAACGCAACTCCAGCAAACATCGACGCCGCTCTCAAATTCGCGGGAAAGGTAATCTGGGAAGATACAGAAAAAGTCCGCGAAGCTCGCAAGGCAGGAGTTGACCGCATGATGGCAAGAATCCGCGCCGGAAAATGACAGCAGGAGGCAAACGCAAGGGAGCGGGGCGAAAGCCTCGTTCTCATCCTCGGGAAGCCGTTACTGTGCGGCTGGAACCCGAACACGCCGAAAAGTTCCGCGCCATCTGCAAGGCAAAGGGCCGGAGCCAATCGGCGCAAATCACAGAATGGATTAAACGAGCGAACAGAACATGAAACCACCACCAACACTCGAAAAGACGGAGAAGGCCGTTCTCAGCGTCATCCTCCAAAGAGAAAAGGGATGGGACGAGACTCCCCTCGATGAGAGCCTCTTTTACTCCGAGGCTCACAAGCAGATTTTCCGACTATCTCAAGAGGTGGATCACGCTATGGATGAGGTGCAGCTTGTGGAGATCGGGCTCAAGAGGGGAGTCCTTTCTGAGATGGGAGGTGCACCGGCACTGCTCGAAATCTACCACGACTATGTTCCCCGAGGCACATTCCTCAAAGACGTTGAAAGACTCCGATTGTGCGCTGCTCGCCGGCTAGCGATCAAGGCAGCCCGTCAAATCGAGGAGTCTGCATACGACCTCGGGGATGATACGTTTCTGGAACACCTTGGAGAGCCGATCACCTACGTCATCGAGGTGGCATCGGCATCGGCACCCGAGAAATCGACGAAACAGGTCTTCCAAGACGTTTTGGCTGATTTCAAGTCTCTTCTGGAGGGGAGGACTAAAGCGATGGGATGGGAAGTTTCATTACCAAGCCTCACAGCCGCTTTGAGAGGATTTTCCCAGAATCGGGTCTGCGTAGTCTCAGGATACCCTTCAAGCGGTAAGACGCTCCTCGTTGGGCAATTCCTGGTCGATCTCGCTAAACAGGGGGTACCCTCGATGCTGATGAGTTTCGAGATGCCCCGGGACCAACTAGGGAAGCGTCTCATCGTCACCAATGGGCGATTTAATCCTGAGGTGATCTACGATCCCATTCGCAATGGTCAGCGACAAGGGAGAGACAAGCCCTCAAAATCCGATCTCCTCAAAGTAAAGGAATCCTACCGGCAGATCACGGATTCCCCACTCTACCTCGATGAGGCCACTGGTCCCACCATTGACCAGGTCTGCGCTATGATCCGACGAGCCCATCGAAAGCACGGGGTGATTGCCTTCGGCATCGACTACCTCCAGTTGATCCGATCACCGGGAGCCGGGAGCAAGGAGCAAGAGCTAACCACTATCTCTCACAAGCTTCAGGCCATCATGAAAGAACTGGGATTGCTAATTTTCCTGCTTTCCCAGCAGAACAAGGACGGGGATACGAAATACGCCACCACCACCATTGAAGATGCCGATTACGTCTTATCAATCCAGCAGGTTATGGATAAGGAAAGCGTTGACTTCAAAAAGGTTACCGGTATTACCATCAACAAGGACCGTCACACAGGACGCTCAGGATGGACTTTCCCGATAGAAAGACACCCAGACACCCTCTACTTCAAAGAAACGCCATTTCAAAAATGAAAAGCCTATACTGGGATAAAGAGAGCATAGAAAGCGCGAGAAAAACCTGCCAACACCTTTGGCAGCCGTGGAGGAAAGAAACCGGTTACATTTGGCGGTCTTGCGTAAATTGTGGGCTAAGGCAGCAAGAGTCATTCAGCAAGCCCGGATTCTTTGCCGCTAAATGCCCCGCTTGTGGATGGAAGGGAAGCAGCGAGGATTGCAAAGGCGGTAAAGAGCAGGCCAACACGGGCGACATTGAACCCGCTTTGTGCCCTGAGTGTTACCAATACGGCGATGAGAGCGAGGTTGAGGAGATTTTAGAAGCGAACGCCCAATGTCCAATCACACAGCCATGAGAAAACTATACCTAGCACCAGAAACAATGGAAGGACTCAAGGAGATCGCCAAAGCCGCAGAGGGCAACGAGGCTCTGTTGAGTGCTACTGATTGTTCGCCTCGTTGCGATAATTGCCGATGGGGGATGGAGCTAGAGGAGCGATACGACCAGCGACACTGCATCAACCAAGATAGCCGCGAGGCATTCGGCAACGTGGAGGCATCATTCTACTGCCAATTCTTTGAGGCTAACAGAAAAAAGAACAGGGACCCCAAAGGGGCTTCCTGATTCGATGTGTTCAAATTCTACAAATCAACCAAAACAAAAACCATGAGTAACAAATACGAAATGACGGGCACGATTGTGCAAATCAGCGAGACGCAGAGCTTCGCCAGCGGATTCCAGAAACGGGAATTTGTAATCGAGACCGGGGGGCAATACTCCAACTCTGTGAAGTTCGCCTTCGTGAAGGACAAGTGCGAGATCCTCGACCGCTACCAAGTGCGGGACAAGGTCACGGTCTCATTCAACATCAAAGGAAATGAATACAAGGGCCGCCACTACGTCGATCTTCAAGCTTGGCGCATCGAGCGCGAGGATAACCAAGCCCAGCCAGCGACCGCACAGGCACCAGCGCAGGGGACCGAGGAGAATGACGAAATTCCTTTTTAACGACTGAGGACAGGCGCGAGCGCAGCGAAGTCGCTCTGCTCCGACTTGTTCTCCCTTTTTGATTATGAACGCACAAGAAACAATAGACTATTGGATCGGCGCAACTGCCGCCCATGAAACAACCATTGCCAGCCTACTAGAGGAACGGGCGAAACTTCAGCGTGATTTAGAAGTAGCGAGGAACTATGTCCGCACGGAATGGAAGGCTGGCAGACTTCAAGGCGCTATGTCCGACGAGGAGATCAGAGTTTTTCAGGAGAACGCCAAGGATCACACATCGCCATGAAAACAGTATCACCATTGAACGACCACATGATTTTAGATGCCCCTGAACCGGAGGATCACCAGCCGCCTGATGGCGATTGTCGTGCATCTGCTTGTTCTCCTCAGATTGTCCAAATCCTGATCGCGCCGAACGACGCAATATGGCAAGGCCGCATGATGGGTTTGGATTCAAGCGGGGCGGTTCACTCCGTCAATCCTGA